TAGTACCATTAAACGGTGTTCTATATCCGTTAACATAGGCAAGACCCGTTCCCATAGTATAACTAATTAATTGATTATTGCTGTAAACTGGAGCTACGCTTACTGAAAAAGGATTTACTATAAAGTTGCCATTTATATCATACACTCTTTGTGCAATATAATCACCCATTGCACTAAGTTGAGAATCAGCAGGGTTATTTTTTACCAATGCTCCAGTACCCACATCATAACTCATTACTGAAAGAAAATTCTTTGGAATAGTAATTTGAGTATTAGTAGTATCATAAGATACAGCAGTAGGAACCAATTTTAATCTATAAGCACCAGGTGCACTGTAATTAGGACTACCAATAGAATTATCGTACAAAGAAGGATCTTCAACTGGCCCTACAACATACTCTTTAGTAGAAAACCCTACTTGAATACCTGCTACGTTAGAACTATGTTCTTTAATAACTATATTGTCAGGTTCAACATTAAGAAAAAACCCTTTTTGAAATATATGTCCTGGTCCTAATGTTACCCCATAACCATAACCAGTAGAAGTTATGGTGCTATTAGATGTAATAGTGTATATAGAACCAAGATAATTAGCTATGTTAAGAGGTGCACCTTGATCTTGATTAGGTCCATATACATCTATTTGCTCATTAGATTGAAATGCTCTAATTAAATTCCCACTTATAGTAGCCGAATTTAAATACAAAACATACGCTCTATTAGTGTCATAGCTTCCTGCATCTACTGCAGATTCAGCACCAGGAAATGCTTTAAATACAACTGCTTGTACACCAGTTGTATTTGAAACTAAAATATAAGAGTTAGCAATATGTGGGTAAGGCTGTGTTACAACATTGAAATCTAACGTAGATGTATTACTATCTTTAAATCTGACTTGAGCTAGATTGGATATTTGATTAAAAGTGCATCCGTCGACTATAGAACCATCCTGATAAATGTTGCCTCCAAATACAGAAATTTGGTTTTGTAGGATAGTTTGGATTTGTGTTAGCTCACGAGCTTGAACAGCAGTAGACGGGCGGAAAAGGATTCTGTAATACTGGTTGTTAGCATTAAAATCATCGTAAAATGGAGCTACGTTCAAATCCGTCTGTAAGGTGGACATTACTATTCCTTAAAAATTAAAATATAACTTAACATCTTCTGACGCTATACCTTGTCTATTAACAGGTTGTATATTTTTATAGTAATATACATCAGAAGTATAGGGTACTAGATCTTTATTATTTATAGCAGAAATTACACACGTTTTACCAGATGTCAATGATGTAAGAGTTTCATATGGTTGAAAAGTGCCAACATCATTCAATACGTAAAGAACATCATTATCCATATATGCAACTATTGCTGTTGCTTTACTATTAAATCCTTGGATAATTTCACCAGTTGCAAAAGGAGAAGCAGAACTTAAAAGATTAAACCAAAGCATTTGGTTAAATGTATCATCCTGATATAGTGTCGAATTAGCAGTTGCTGTTGGATTATAAAGTAAAGAAATTTGTCTGTAAGTTACCCAATTAGGGAAGTTATCTACAAGAGTTGTTCCTACAGAGATGCCCACAGTACTACAACCAAGTTCAGACACAGGATCATAGCCATGACCTTTTCTTGGTGAAATAATTGCTGATGCTGATGCACCATATCCAAAATATGTATTAGCAATAATTGATACATTAGCATAAGAATAATATAAACCACGATCTACAACATCAATAGAAGTTATCTGACCTGTATTTGGATCTACGTTGGTTACTGCTGCAGCACCTCTACCATCACCAGTTATTACAACTTGAGGACCAATACTATAAAGGGATGTACTGTCTGTACCATTAATAGGATTTGTTGTAGAAATAAACTTGCCAGTAGAATTGACAACGTAATCTTTGATTGGTGAAAGTGAACCAGAACTATTGCCAGAATAGATATAGAATGTTGAATCAATATATGTTCCACTTACAGAAGAAGCATTTGAATTTGCTATCTGGAAAGTGTAACTATCTGCAGCAGAAACAATATATCCATTTGCAGTTGCATAATTGTTTCCTGAGTTGTCTACTATCAACACATGCAAAGCACCATTCTCTGCAAATTGGGAAATAGCTTGTGAAGGAACAATAGGAAGATAATTTACTGTACTGAACTTCTTTGCAGTGGCGCTATTAACTGAAAACATATATTTCCACTTATAGCCATCTGCAGTATTAAAATCACCGCTGTTAATTGTTAATGAAGGCTCAATTGTAGAAGGAGCACCATAATTATTAAACAAACACTTATATACACGATTGAGACTTGTGATTACATAAAATGGTTTTGAATAAAGTTGTGGATCTCTATGATCATAGTAGTTATATACTGTACCAGAAGTCCATACATTAGTTGCTGTAATATAAGCAATGTCTGAAAATGAAACTTTTTTACCAAATAGAAGATTACTATTTACACCATAGTAAATTGAACCAATTGCAGCATTAGTTGAAGGTGGATTGTTATCATCAGGCCAAGCAAAAAAATTGCCAAATCCTATATAATAATTTGACGATGAACTATCGACGTCAGAGATGAAATCCTGAACAAACTTACTTTTGATGTCTTGATTAAAAATACCTGCCATTAGGGTGCAACCACTACTGTACCGTTTGTAGTCTTGTAACTCAGCTGATCCACAACTATATTTTCTTGAATATTGGTACTATCAACTATTACCGGTTTTCCGAAAACTTTATTGCCAACTGGATGCATGACTTGTTTTAGAATGCTAATATATTTATCTAGAGATTTTTCTATCTGAACTTCATAAGAAAACGCTTGATAGTAATTACTATCAGTCAGGTACTTATCTGCATTTAGGAAACTATTTGTACCTTCCCATGTACCTTCTTCGTGACCAATAGCTCCAATATTAAGAACCAAATCTACAGTATATGTTGTGTCTTTAGTATTATAGAATTTGAGCTTTTGTTGATCTGTGTTATATCCATATCCAGATGAATATAGGATTACTGCGTCTGCAACACCATTACCAGAAGCAGCATTGCCATAAATCACAGCATTATTACCCCAAATATTTCCATTCTTATCATGAATACCATATCCCCAAGTTCTTTGTTCAAATACATTGGGGTTTACAGAACCATTATAATTATGGTCACCAGAAGTAACAGCAGTCAAGCCTGTAATAGAACCAATTGTAATATTAGCATATGAAAGAGCACTGCTAATAAGAGATTGGCTATTTGCTGAGTGAAGATTGGCACCATATGTAGTAGCATTCAGATATAGTCCTGCCATATTATTAGCAGGATTAAGATTGTATGTAAAAGTTTCTGTGTTACCTATAGACTTGACTTTGAATCCAGCACCAGATCCTCTAGAAGCTGTAAGGTATGGAGCAGTAACAACAGAATCTATACAATATCCATAACCACCATCATACAATAAGAAGTCAATATATCCTCTTGCATGATCAGCATCTAGTATTGAAGAAATTTGAAATTGAAGACCTTCGCCTGTAGTATTTTGGGTGTAGAGAATATCACCAATTGCATGATCTTCAGAAGAACTAGTAACAGTTGCACTTACTGGTGAACCTTTAATCAATGTTGCTTCATTGAGATCCATACCATCATATGAAATATATTCACCTACAATAAATCCAGAACCACTTGGACCAGGCATAATATCTAAAAGATACATTACATGAGCAATTTGATATCCTGTAAAAATTCTTGTTGCTAATGTAACAAAAGCCTTTGCACCTGAAGTAGAACCAGTTATGCTCTTACCACCATATAATAAATTTAAAGGTCTTTGTTCTACCTCAATATATTGTCTTCTTGTCCATTTACCAGCTGATGCCATAAAGATATCAGTTTTAGGCAAATATATGTCTGCTTCTAGATTGTATAGCAATCTAAACAAAAGTTTAAGACCACCAATAGATCCCTTAGATCTATAGATGTCAAGTATATGCTTCTCCATCAATCTTTTATCCGAAAGAATGTCGTATGGAATACCATTCATATACTTTGTTATGAAATGATCTACAAATTGATTGCTTGCTTGATCAATATCAGAATATTCTAATAAATTTCTAGAATAATATGTTGGACCTTGTTGGTCAAGCCATTCATAGTAAGCTTCAACAAACTCAATAAAATTTGGTCCTTCTTGTTCGTAGAACGAAGGAAATTGTTGTCTTACTAGTGGAGCAATTTTTTTAAGGTCAACTAACATTATTGTGATGCAACACTAACTATTACTTGTAAACTATTAAAATCAATACTTAGATATTTGTTTGCTGTTGTATAGATATCATCGTTGTATGTATAAGCATAGAAATTGATACTATTATTATAAGCCCATGGACTAATAGTATAACTTAATGCTCCAGTTAAATAATTAATAGATCCTACATTATCTGAAAGGATAATCTTCTTAGAGTTAGGTGATAGGTAGTACATTCTAAGATTACCCATTCCATCATCAGTAATCTTTGCTTGATAGTATACACCATTTTGATAGTAAGTAAAATAACTTGATTGTAATACTTCTATTTCATTTTCATTATATGCTACAAGGTTTGTTCTATTAAGTTGATTAGCAAAAGAAAAATTGTTGTTTTGTGTAATCCCTTTAACTGGGGTAGTAACATACATCATTCTTAAGGTTGTTTGATTACTAACTACCGATAGATCAGCTTGATCAATCATCGCAGTTAATTTAGATTTACGTAGATCACTACCAAATGTACTTAAATATGAGGTTTGATATTGTTGAATTTGGCTGACTATTTCAGATGTAATATATTGTACACTCTTAGTAGTCAAAGAAGGATCATATTGTACGTATGATGTNACTTCAACATAGAAATATTCTGGATCTACTACTACAGGAGTGATTGTAATATTTTTATCTTTAAGAAAAGTGATAATATTATTTTTCAATTCTGTAGATAAGATTGGTGCTGATCCATAAGGAATGCCACTTATAATCACACTACCAAATTGAGGAGGATCAGCTTCTTCTCCACCATAAACATTAATAGATTTAATTTCTGGATATCTTTCCAAAATCAAATTAATATAATCTTGTTTTGTAACAGCTCTATTTTGTGTAGTAAAATGTCTTGGAGCATTATACTTAATAGAATCATCAGACTCTATGTCAGAACCTTCAATAGCTACTTCGTTTGTAGTTACTGTCACTGGATACAACCCATTAATTTTATTGCTTGGAGTAAATGAGTAAGCCTTGTTTCCTAAACTACCATTCGTAGATCTATAATTGACTTTAATAATGTTACCTGGAGTAAGAGACATACCTAATACTCCATCGCCAAATTGAATTTGATATTGGTATGAACCATAACCTTCTACAAAGTAAATTGGAGATTGAGAGTTTAATCCATATAAAGTATCAGTTTTGGTAAACAATGTATTAGAAGAATCTGTGGATGAGTTTATAGCATATACTTCAATGCTATTAGTATCTACTGAATTAGAGCTTAGAACAAAACTAGAACTCGTAGCATTGACTACACTAAAGAATTCAGTTACTAATTTACCTTCGTAAACAGCTGTAGAATCACTAGAATAAACACCATTATTATTTAAGATCACCACGTCTTCTGATGTAGAAAAATCTAAAATTTTATTATCAACAGTAGTCTTTACTATATAACCTTTTGGTATTACAACAAACGCAGGAGTATCTGTTCCTGTATTAACAGAAAACGTTACTTTGGCTTTAGCTGATGTAGCAGATCTTGGAAGATAGTTTAATTCTTTTGCATGTGATACTAAAGAAGCTCTCAGTTGTGATGAATCTAAGAACATTTCACTTCCCACCATATTTAAGTAGAAAGAATTCATATACGTGTTATATGAAAGAATGTCTAGTAATGCATTAAGATTAGATCCTTCAAAATCATAATCTTGAAATTGTGTTTTTAACTTGACGAATGATTTAAGATTAGACTTAATACCATCAAAACTTAAATCTGAAACACTTAAAAATCCTGTGTTTGCCATTTATCTTACTCTTTTTAATACTAAGTCTAGTGTTATAGGTGTTGTTGTATTATTAATTGCAAATAAGATAGTTGCTGAATAAGCATTATCATCTGGAAGAGCTTTCACATTGACAGAGTAAAGATTAGCCCTTGGCTCATAATTAAGAATGGTTTCAGTTATCTTTTCTTTTAATACAAATTCTGTATCTCTACTCATGTTTTCAAATAACGATTGTCTAATTCCAGCACCTACATCTGGGCTAAAAAATCTTTCATACGGATCGGTTAGCAATAAATTGCGGATTGATCTTTTTACGGCATTCTCATTAGTTATTAACACCAAATCTTGTTTGATTGGGTGAACTGTAAAATTAGTAGGGATATCTGAGTAGATTATTGCTGTTGTCATTTAATTATTTATAACGAGGTTTGGCATGTTATTAGAAACTGTGGATTATATCTCTGTAGGTCATTTCCAGTTGAAGAAGCTAGTTTCCAACCATTAGTGAATGGTGAAGAACCAAAAGGAGAGAATGATTCACCAGCCATCACACCACTAAATCCAAGCATGAATGGAATTGCATTATCTGATCTTCTCATTTCTATAGTAGACGTTATAGGAACATTTAATACATTGCATAGATTACCAGTCATTGTATTAACATGTTGACCAAAAAATGTATTAGTGGAAGGAACTTCTGGTGAACCAGTTATCAATCTTGATACTACTGAAGCAATTGACAGGGATCCACCAAAAGAACTAAAATTTTGCATACCAAAACTAACAACTCCTGAACCTCCATTGACGTGACTAAATGCTCCAACTTTCCTACAAAATACTTGATCTGTAGCTGGAAGTGAAACAGGTGCTTCTCCAAAAAATGCTTTACCAGCATATGAAGGTGGAGTCAACATTGGATTATTGGCTCTTTTAGACGTAGTTATTCTCTTACCTAATAGTAGCTCAGACATCAACCCTCCAACAGAATTTCCACCTGATTGTGAAAGAAGAAATCCTGCAGCTATCCCACCCAGAGCTCCTAGAGAACCTAACGAACCTCCAAGAGGTGTTTGGTTGAGTAAACTACCAATTAGTGAAGCTCCAATCGATGTTGCTGATGATCCTATATTAAATGTTGGATTAGATATTGCATTTAACTTATCAATATTGGATTGTGGTCCTTGTGCTGCATTTACTAATGAATTAATCGTATTTGTAATTGCTACATTAGTTAGTGATGGCGAAGAAGAAAGAGGACCAGAAAAGTTATTAGATCTATATGCATTATTAATTAAGATAGGACCTATTACACCTAAAGAAACACCCAAGTTAGCTGAACCTAGTATTCCTCCAATGCTACTTTGTGAGCTATCAGCATATTGTTGAATACCACTATATTGCGTTCCGTATATTTGGTTTACTGACGCTACACCATTTGCAAGGTAGCCAACTTTGTATATATTTGTAAGAGAACAAACACCTGTAATATTTCTTACTAAATTTGGATCATCCATTTCTGGAATATTGACAACACCAGAGATATACTGAAGATCACTATAGTTTTCGCTAGCAGCCAAGATATAAAAGAAATTAGAAAGAACATCATAAGGAACAACTCCATATGAAGCAAGTTCTTGGGATTTATTTGCTATTGTTTGTTTTTCTAAAGTGGTAAGAATATAGTTATCTTTTGTTCTTGTGTAGTTAGCTGGAGCTGTTTTATTTTGAAGTAAACTTGCAAACCCAGAAAGTTGAGCACCTATGTTAACTGCATTGTTAAAGCTATCATTAGATGATTTTAATTCTTGATTGCCGTAATAGCCTGGTTGTTGTATGATACCTCTTTGAATTAAAGAAGATGTATCTTTGTTTATAGCTGTAGTTTTAGATGTAGGTTGAGATGCTGGAGCAGAAGATGCTGTTGAACTTTGATTAGGATAAGCTATTGCCACATAGTATGTTCCATCAGGAAGTAGATATTTTCCAGTAACAGAATCACCCAAAGCATCTGCTTGAGCTTGAGCATATTGTTGAAATAATACTTCTCTCTCTGCAATTGTTTGAGTACCAGCAGTATAAGAATTGTCAGTATATGTATACATTATCCAACATTCCTTCCTTCTAGAGCTGCAACTGCATATGACAATTGCAATCCGCTTATCTTCTGATAGCAATGAGGATCAGCACATGTAAACACATCACCACCACCTAGTTGACCAGGTTTAGCTGATTTAACATGGCAATGTATTCCTGGAGAATCGTTCTTTTCTAGGAATACTTGATTGAATGGAAGGTTATCTCTAACGTATGCTGCTATTTCAGCAGTAAGTCCAACATCGTTTTTGTTTGATGCTCTAATATCAACTGCTCCACCAGTGATATGATTTGGAGAGTTGTTTCTATACCAAGAAGTAATCTGCATTCTTGCTCCAAACTTTTCATACAATGGATCAATAATATTCCAAGCAGTATTCATTGCTTCTGTAAGGACATCTTTTTGTTGAGCTTGCGGAACATCTCTCAGTCCTAGAACTTGTCCTACAGTTACATGTCTTGATAACTTATCATTAGTGTTGAATATTGATTGTGGCATTGGTTGTGGATTTTGTTCTGCCTTGCCATTATTGGTTACTGAACCTGTTGGTCTATCATATATACCATACGATGCTGCATCAGCAGATATTCCTGTATCTTGCATGTTATAGCTAGCACTTGCTCCTTTATTTCCAGCAGCATATGCCTCAGCTTTAGGGTTAGGATTTCCACCTTCATTTTTATAGAGAGAAAATTCTTCTGCTGACATTTTGTTTGCATTCTTTGGAAAGTCGGGAGCAAGTCTAACAGAAGAAATATTGTCAATAATTGTATTGGCTGGTGCATATTGTGCGTTAGGTGCAATTGCTGCTTCTGCAGGAGAAGAAGGAGCAAGTGCAGCACTTGCATTATCAGGACTTGTAGATCCTCCAATTTGAATATTAGTATCTGCACCTTTAATCTGAATTAATCCGCCTGCAAGAAAATCTGCAGTAGCCGCTGAATGAACTGAAGCTGCACCTTGAGAAGATATCTTAGTAGTTCCAGATGATTTAGTAGCATAATTGGCTTGAGTTTGTACTGTCATATTTCCAGATGATGATGCTTTAAAAATGTCTTGTGAATCTAAAGTAAATGCTCCTTGTGATATAGCTGCATATGTTCCACTTGATTCAAAATCCATATTTCCAGTAGACTTTGCAGTAAACGTATCTTGTGTTTCCAAATCCATTGCTGCTACGGATAATGCTGTAAATTTATCACGAGAATTCAATGTCATTTGTTGGATAGAACTAATCGTTGTTTTCTGTATTGAATTAATAGAAACATTATGATCTGATCTTACTGTAATATCATCTGCAGCATCTATATCTAAACTTTTTGAAGTTTGCATACCAAACTTACCAGCAACTGTAATTCTATGATCACCAGCTACTGTAGTGCTCATATCTTTCCCTACTTCAAAAGATTTATAGCCATCAATTGATTCATCTACAGACCCTCTTACGTTGGTAATCATATCACCACCAACATTAATTCCCATACTTCCGCCTACGTTAAAATCTAGATCGCCTTCTGTTTCAACAGTGATCTTTCCATCACCTTTAAGTATCATATGACCTTTGGCATAGATTGTTGTGTCACCTTTTGGTGATATAATTCCCACACCTTTTTTGCCAGTAGAAAATAGATGAATAGATCCATCCGAATCAATCATTATTGTTGATCCTGAATGATGTTGTAGAGTTACAGTATCAGCACCAAATGTATTGTCGATAACAATTCTATTACCGGTGGCAGAAACAAATCCTTGTACATCTGTTGAATCACCAACACCACCCATATTTCCAGCACCAGGACCAGTGTGTGAGATATTTGTATCGCTACCTACACCAGGCTTTTCTTTTACAGAAATTTCATAATAAGGAGCAGGATTACCAGTTCCTATTAATTGTGGGCCATCATTTCTTACTACTCCATCGCTTTCTGGATTAGTAACTTTCTTAATATATGATGGATCGCTTACAAAATCTTCTCTTGACATATGTTATCCACAGTAATTGGTGTATAAAGTTATAAGTGCTTGTTCTAGTTTATCATTATCACTAGTAATAACAGCATTGTCATAGTATATAGATAGTTCTCTAATTATCTTATATAAAGTTATCTTTTGTTGCTCAGTAACATAGAAATTAGAATACAATTCTTGAGATCTACTAAACAAGAACTTACTAGTACCACCAATTATCATTACAGTAGCATTATCAGGATTTGCATTAGCACCTTGATATACAGTACCATCAATATCAATAATGAACGTATATGAACTAAATTGATTTAAATCTACTGATTCATTTCTTAAATTACCAGAAAACGTAAATGAAAGATTTTTACTATAAGCTACAGCATTTGGACTAACAGTGTTCATACTTTTGCTCCAGTATAAGACATAGATGTTAATACTGATCTAGCTTTAGTTAGCTTCTTAAGATAATAAGGTGAATTTCTATCTACTGTCCACACACCACTTAACTTAACGTATGATGCATCTCTTTCATAATATATCATTGCAGCAGTTGCATCTTGTATTGTAGTTGAAACCAACAATCTATTGTATGCAGCCTTCTCAGTGGTATGCAATTCATACCATACATAATCTAGTTGTTGTTCTAAAGGAGGAAGATTTGGAGGTCTAATAGGACTAGATATTCCACAGAATCTAAGGAAAGGTGTCACTCTATCATACTTTCCACCTCTCCATTGAGCAATTCCCATAGAAGCTTCACCTCTATCATTACCATTATATGCTTGAGGATTTAGGTTTGATTCTATTAGAAGATTGCCAACTACAGCAGATACCATTACTTTTATATCTCCAGAAGCTGAACCTTCTTTTGAAATTTGTTCCCAAAAATAATTATATGCTTTATTTTGATTATCACTGCCAGTTAATTGTGTTGTTGGTGATCCTATTGACTCCGGACTTAGTGTTGGCTTAGAAGTAGGAGGTGTGCTTTGAGATATCGATGTGCCTCTTGGAGAGTTATTCATCGAACCTTGACCACCATTGATTACACCAATAACAATAGGTTGTTGTGAATCAATACCATCTGCAAAGAAACCTACTACCCAAGTTCCTATTTTCAATCCATGACTAACACTTCCACTAGACGTCTGACCACCTGTAGTAGGATAAAGTACCATTGCCCAAGGTAATGCATCGTTAGGTATTTTAGAAAGATCTTCAGTTTTATGGACACCAAATATTCTTACACGAACACGGGATCTATCATCGCCAATGTCTTGTACGATTCCAGTGAACCATCTATATCTGTCACCATAAAAATCATCTTCTATCATTAAATCGTACCTAATATTCTATTGCCAGAAGTTGATATGGAAGGCAGTGAAACATTATACTCAGAATTTTCAAGTAGTGAATTGAGAGCACCATCCTTGTATATTCTTAACGATGTTGCAGCCTTATAGCCTGCACCCAATACTTGTTTGACTTCTACAACAATAAACAAACCTGAAAGATAAAGATCAAAACTAACATTATTAAAACCATGATTTTCAGGAATATCTACCCAAATAACATCACCAACTTTAAAGTCCATGTTTGCAGGGACTGTAATAGTCAAATCAACTTGATTGAGAGCATTTAGATATTTTGCAGTATTACCAAACTTAAGTCTGAACAATGGATTGGTTTCACCATCTTTTGCACTTGTTTCAGGCCAATTGTTTATGATATATCTGATTCTATTTGAATATTCTGATTGTACAATATTATTAGCGTTCTTGACGTATTTAATATAATCAGGAGTATTTAATGGCCATCTTTCTAAAGAAAACTTTGTATCTCTATCTTGCTCGGATAATTCTGTTGGAGTAGAGTTATAACTCTTCATTAGCATATTAATTTCAAATAACTCATTTTGATAATATCCTCCAACAATCTTTTCAATTGAAGAGTTTCTTTTATTAACTATTACACTAGTAATTAACTTTAGCTTCTCTTCTGGATCATCAGAAGGATCTTTAATTGAAATAATATTGTCAGAATAGTACTTGTACTTTTTATCTCTCAGATTTGTTTTGTTCTTCAATCCTTTTTCAATCAATGATTGCATTGTAAGAAAATTAAAACTATCGATATCTTCATAAAATAAAAATAAGAAATAGTTTTCTGGATTTTCAGCAATAGCTTGTTTAGCTAACCATTGAAGAGCTTGGAAAGGTCTTAAACTTGGAATTATCAAATCCCTTACTTTTTTAGTAGGTTCAACATTGAATGGCTTGTACAAATCAAATTGAGTTGCAGTATCAATACCAATATATTCATTGTAAAGGGAAAGTGCAGATAATTCTATTTTATCATTATACCAATGAGAAACTACTTTTCTTGTATTTTGAAGATAAAATGGACTTACAAGATCCATTACAAATAATGATGATCTAGCTTTGTCATCTATTATTATGTTTTTAATACCTTTAATAATAAACATTAGAGTCTTCTCGTAACCACCACTATAGCTTACAAGAGAGTCTTGTTTATATGATATGGTGATTAACTCCTCACCAGTTAAAGGATAGTTTGTAAACAAACCGATCTGATCATTGATTGTAGCTTCTGCAGAAATTGAAGGTTCAAATAATGATTGGTACACAACAATTTCAACAAATTGAGGCATTAGACTCATTTTGTCTTTGCCACCAAATTTTTCTATTGTGAAGTCACTAATAGTAACTTTTAATGGATTGATATCTGGATTAGCCATTAACAAAGAAGTCTTTAAATTGTTGTTTAAAGTTGTTTACATAGGAAGATCTTAACAACTTAATGTTTCTTTTTGACTCATTAATTTCTGATTCATAATCCCAAATAGATTTAGCAACCCATCCAGCAGGCCCACCCATTTGATCATATGTAAATGGAGTCATGGTATAGTTGTAGGAATTTATAACATCCTGAGANTCTGAAGGCAATCCTGCATAATAATAATACACTATATTGTTTTGATCTGATACGTTAGATAATTTGTAGGCAGCTGTATTATATTTGCCTTCCATATATGCTATAAAATCACTATCACTCAATATCCAATCTTTGTATGGATCTACAATCCCATTGACAATATATATTAACCAATCTAGTGTAGAGTCACCATATTGATCGTATGATATCATGTCAGCTCTTTCACCTTCTTTGATTGCATAATCATAAAAAAGATTGTAATTTGCTAGATATTTTTTGATCAAATCTACTTCTACAAGCAAGTTGGTGCTTGTAACATTATTATAAGAGATTTGAGGGTAATAATTAAATATTGACATTGTTACCCTTGTCTATCTCTATTATATTGAGAACTACTACCACCAGACATTTGAACCAAATCAAGTTGTTTATTTGAACTAGAAAATCCAAAATCTTCTCTTGTGCGAATGTTAATTTCTTGAAAGTGGAGAGAAATATCTGTAGTAATAGGCTGACCATCTTTAAAGAAAGCCATACCTCCAGCCGAGTTGTTTATCGACAATCCAGTAATAAATGAATCGTTGACATTAGGAGATATTTCAACAGGCAAACCTACAAAGTCAACAGTAGCAATATAAGGATAATCCAAAGCAAATCCAGCTGACCCTTGTAATAATGAAGGATGCATGAACCCTTTAATGTAATTAACCATTTGATTCATTTTTTTTGCTTCTTCTATAGATCTAGGAGCAAGTCTCCATGTAAACTCATATGCCTTTAATTTAACACCATCAAAGATAGTTGTAATATGAGGATTTCTAACTATTCCTACAGTTGATTGAGCAAATTTAGAAAGATCAGAGTTTCCTGGTGATAATGCAGCTATTTGTAATCCCATTTCTAAATTCTTATCAAACGTGCCACCTCTAACAGCATTGATAATGTTCTCTACTTTAGACTGTCCAGCTGCAAGAAGATTGTTTGTACCACCAAATGTAGATGCTGCATACCCTACAGCTGCAATTGCATCAAAAGTAGCAAAAGCAGGTGAGCTAACCTCTATTCCATAGTTATCCTGTAGATTGGAAGGAATAGGAAGTCTGATATATGTCTTAAGAGTCTTTGACAAAGGTTTTCCAGGGCCTGGTCTTTTATATTCTCTTAAACTAAGATTGGTAAAGAACTGTGGTTCTACTTCTGGAAATGCAAACGTCTGTGTTGGTTCGGGCATTTTTACTCCTATAAATATATTATATTTATATGGATTTTGTAAATGGCATACAAGGGTAGATTTAAACCAAAATATCCCGAAAAGTACAAAGGTGACCCAAGCAACATTATCTACAGAAGCCTGTGGGAAATGAGGTTTATGAGGTACCTCGACCAGCATCCAAGTGTGTTGAATTGGGCTTCAGAAGAAATAATTATACCTTATTATAGCCCTATCGATAAAAAAATGCACCGTTATTTTCCAGATTTTTGGATACGTACAGTAACTTCAGAAGGTGCTATAAATACAACTATAATAGAGATTAAGCCAGACGTTCAAACTAGAATGCCTGTTAAAAAGCAGAAAACAACTAGACGTTATATTAATGAACTAAAGACGTATGGTGTTAATGATGCAAAGTGGAAAGCAGCCGAACAATTCTGTGCTGATAGAAAATGGCAGTTCAAAATAATAACTGAAAAAGATTTGGGTTTGGATAAAAATTAATGGGTATTTTTACAGATGTTTTAGAAAAGGGTAAACCTAATAAAAGGATACCTAATGATGCTAAGCCTGTTACTCAAGTTGTAAGAGATTGGTATAGAGACAAGGCTCTTTCATTTAAAACGTATAGAGTTGAGAGTCTGGTTAAAAAGAATCCAGATAATACTAAAACTACTATAAAGCCTGGATTCTTGTATCTTTTCAACTATGATCCTAAACTAAAAGAAGAACTACCATACTATGATAGATATCCGTTGGTATTTCCTTTCAGCTTAGAAAAAGACGGTTTTTTAGCTATTAACTTACATTATTTGCCTTATCCATTCAGAGCCAAATTAATGGATAACTTATATGCATTGGTCAATAATAGAAGGTATGATGAAACCACTAAATTGAGAATGTCATATAATTTGTTGAATTCTGCATCTAAGTATAAATATTTTAGACCTTGTATAAAGAAATATCTTTATAGTCACGTAAAAAGTAGATTTTTAAACATACCTTCAGATGAATGGGACATAGCATTGTTCCTCCCATTGGAAAGATTTGCAAAGAAATCCAAAGCATTTGTTTTCAAAGAAACGAGAGATATTATAAATGGCCTTTAATGTATACGACATGCTTGGTGCAATCAATGCAGCAGGTGGTATTTCTAAAGCTTCAAAGTTCTTTGTAGAGATTACACCTCCACCAATCTTTCCTGTCGACTATAATATCTTTTTCCTTTGTGAAAATGCTGTACTTCCTGGAGTAGCATTAGGAACTGAAGAAATTAGAATGCCAGGTTATGGTATTGCAGAAAAAAGACCCAACAATCTTGCATTTCAAGATATGCCTTTGACGTTTTTAAATGATTCTAATGGTCAAGTATTATCATTCTTCCACCAATGGATGCAATCAGTTTATAACTTTAACAAATCAACTAACCCTGCAGCTACTGCTCAAGGGTTACCAATGAATACTTTTGCTTATCCTAAAGATTATTATGGAACGATAAACATATCGCATTTTGATGATGCAGGAGAGCAAATTATACAGTATACATTAAATGAAGCGTATCCTCTTGCAATTGGTGATATACAAGTAGATTGGGGTCTATCAGATCAACTAGTAAGAGTTCCTGTTACGTTTGCTTATACATATTGGGATTCTGAAACATTAGATCCTGGTTATGTGGACTACAGATCAGAAGCAGTATACAATGCAACCCAATCTGTTGCTTCGAGAGTTGAATTCCAAAATAAATTAGAGTGGGAAGTATTAAACTTTACCGACCCTCAAATAATTCAAAACAAAGTAAATATTTACGCTGGCTTTTTATCATTTCTATAATATAAGGATACTTTGAAATGGCACTACCTATAATTAAGCACCCTACATATTCTATTACTATACCATCAACCAAACAAAATATTAGTATTAGACCTTTTACTGTTCAAGAAGAAAAACTTCTTTTAATGGCAAGGCAGTCAGAAGATCAGGATGATGTTGTTAAATCTATTAAACAAATTATTACCAATTGTGTAATAGAAAAAATAGATGTAGATAAACTATCTACTTTTGATATCGAATATATATTCATTAAATTGAGAGCTAAGTCAGTTGGTGAATTGGTAGATTTAGAATATCCAGTACCAAACTCTGAAACTAACGAAGTAATTAAATTTAAATTAAATTTAGATGAAATTGAAGTAAAATTTAATCCTAACCATAAAAATAAATTTATTATTATTGATGATGTAGGTGTTGTTATGAGGTATCCAACATTAAATGAAATTAGAACAATTGAATCTGGAAATGATTCTGAAAAATCAGTTCTTAATATTTTAATTAAATGTATTGAATCAATATTTGATGAACAAAACGTATATCAAGATTTTTCTGAAGAAGAAATAACCGCTTTTATACACAATCTACCTTTAGATGCGATGCAAAATATGAGAACCTTTTTTGAAACAATGCCAATAATAGAACATACTACTAAAGTAAAAGATAAATCTGGTAAAGAAATTGAAGTTGTTTTAAGAGGGTTAAATAGTTTTTTTTCATAATGACCGGCTATAGTAATATAGCGGTCTATTATAATACTCTATTTTCTCTAGTACACCATCATAAATATTCTATAAGTGAATTGTATGATATGTATCCATACGAAAGGGATTTGTTCGTGGATCTTATTATGAAACATTTAAAAGAATTAGAGGAAGAAAGAAGAAGTAAAAATGGCTAACCAATTTTCTGAAAAACAATTTCAAGATTTTCTTAAGAAACAACAAGAAGTGAAAGCTAATTGGGAAGCCGCTGATAGAGCTGCAGGTAAAATAGCAGAGTCTGCTGAAAATATAAAACAAAGTACCATTAACCAAGCTAAAATTGGCGAATCTATTTCTAGATCAATAGGAAGTATAAAAACTATTTTAGGTGTTTTGGGACAAGATAGGCCTGAAACTAACACTAACGATGCAGAAAAAGCCAAAGAGACTTCTACTAGATCTAAAAATACTTCCGATGTAATGACATCAATGCTTGAAATAAATAAAAGCATTTTAAGTGCTACCAAAAATAACTCTGAAATTCTTTTAGATATTTTACAAGCTATTCAAGGATCACAACAAAGTGAAAAAGCTAAACGAACTATACAAGGTAGTGGAGGTGGAGGAGGTAGAGGTACACCACCACCTCCTAATACTTCAGGCAGCGGTGGTGGTAATAGAAAAGGTGGAATATTAAGTGGAGTAAGTAGCTTATTAACTGGAGGTGCTATAGCTGGTCTAGCAGGTTTAGCTGCATTTGAATTATTTGATGCTAAAAAAATTAAAGATAATGTTGATACACTACTATCCATTGGAAGTGGGTATGAAAATAAACTAGATTTTCTTAAAGAAGGTGGAACGTTGTTCCTTGCTTTATCAGGTTTAGGTTTGGGCTTATTAGCATTTAGTGCTGGACAAGCAGCTGCAGCTATTGCACAATTTATGTCTACGGATAAATGGGCACAAACTATTGTAGATAATGTTTCTACTCTATTATCAATTTCTGATTTATTGGGGGGAGATGAAAAAATGTTGTATGCAGGTGGGTCGTTTGCACTTGCTATGACAGGGATTGGAATAGGATTAGCATCGTTTGGTATTGGACAAGCTGCAGCTGGATTAGCACAGTTTGTTTCTAAGGATGACTGGGCTCAGAGAGTAGTTGATAGCGTAAGCACTTTACTTTCTATAACAGATGTGCTAGGTGGCAATTTAAATCTACTTTATAATGGTGGTGCATTTGTATTAGCAATGACGGGTATTGGAGCAGGTTTAGTAGCTTTTAGCGTTGGTCAAGCTGCTACTGCACTTGCACAATTTGTTTCTAAAGACAATTGGGCTGAAACAATAAAAGATAATGTTGAAACATTATTGTCAATAGCAGATTTAAAAAATGTAGGTTTGGATACTGCTAAATTTGTTGGTGTGATGGCTGGTTTAGCAGCTGGTCTTACAGTATTTGCATTAGGTAAAGGACTTAATACTGTAGTAGAAGGTGCAGACAAAGCCGTAAACTTTTTCTCGGGACAAAAAGATTTTGCTCAAACGATAAAGGATAATGTAGAGACTTTATTATCTATTGCTAACCTTCCTGGTGTAGGATTTGATACTGCTAAATTCATTGGAGTAATGGGTGGAATAGCAACTGGCTTAACTGCATTTGCTTTAGGTAAAGGTGCAAATGTCACAGCAGATGCATTCGATAATGCATTACAATACTTTACTGGTCAAAAAGGCGACTTTGCTGATAGAATTTACAATCAAGTAGATAAATTGTTAAGTATAACAAAAATAGACACTGGTGATACTGGCAGTTTTATAAAAACAATGGGACAATTAGTAGCCGGTTTAACTTTATTTACAGCTTCAGATTTTTTATCTAGTATAGTAAATGCAGGAACTACTCTGGTTAATTTTTTGACAGGTAGTACTAGTCCATTTGATAAAATATTAGAACTGGCTAAAAATGCAGGTCAGCTTGCTACAGGTGCTGATGCGTTACAAAAAATAGCAAATGCATTAGCTACTTTTGGAGATATAAAAGCAGGAGGATTAAATCAAGTAGATTTTAAATCTCTAGCAGAAAATTTAGCTCAGGCTCTTCCTCTATTAAATGGATTAGCTCATGGTGGTAAAGTAAGTACAGGATGGTTTTCTGGATTAGATTTTGGTCCAGAAGGTAAGGGTGGATTGCTAAATCCAGATTTAAAATTAGATGAAATGGTTACTGCTATTGGTAAAGTCAATGCTATATTAAATAGTAAGGGAACTGTTACTGCTACTCCAAATACTCAATCATCGGCTCCTGCAGCAATTAATTCAGCTGCTACTCAAGGAGCAGGTGGTACATCTAATGTTATTGTTAACAACAATAATGTTACTAATAATAACGGAGGAACTGGCCCAGGAAGTATTCCAGGGCCAGCTATGGGTGGTGCTATATCGACTGCTCCTCAACGTAGTCCATTAGATAATGTTCTCTATGGACGTTCGTTTAGTGCTGGTCACCAATAATTAGTCGGCGGCCAGCTTTTTAAAAAAGCTTAGGTCTTCGTCATCATCATCCCATGGTGCACTCTGAACTGGTGCAGCAGGAGCTGGAGCAGCTCTAGGTGGTGTTGGAAATGCTTCGTCATTATCAAGCATTTGATTTGCATGACTGTTAGAAGTACCTTCACCTGCAATACCAATTGCTTTTTCAAGACGTGACTTAAGTTCTTCATATGACTTGAAGTGCTTAGGATCAACTAATTCTTGAAGCGAGTATTCAGCTTTCCAAATACGTTCAAGATCAGCATCTGTATTGCTTACTGGTGATTGGCCTTCAAACTCTGACTTATCGTAGTTACGATAACCCTCTACTTGGCGAATCTTTAACTTAAAGTTAGCACCATCCCAGAAATCAAAAGGGTTGACTGCTTTCTCGTCAGAGAATTGTGGATGCATTGCTTCATTAAGCTTATCAAAGATTTTCTTGCCATACTTAAACAAGAATACCTTACCTTCGTTCTCTGGACGAGTAGGATCCTTAACAACAAGAACGTTTGAGAAATATGAAAGACGACGCTTTTGCTTACGTACTAGATCTTTATTAGCTTCAATACCGGAGTTCCAGAGCTTCGTGTTATACTCGGAGACTGGGTCGGGCTTTTGGAGGGTGGTAAGGGACTTCTCAATGTACCAACCGCCAGGACCTTGAAACCCATGGTCCCAAATGCGTACGAAAGGCACATCTTCTCCCACGGGAGCGGGAAGAAAACGGATGATTGCATAACCGTTACCGGCTTTGTCGACGTCTGGTTTCCAGAAACGATCGTCATTAGTATTATCCTGTGGGGTAGTTGTTGAGTTGAGCTTTTTTAGCTCAGATGTAAGCTTGTCAAATGAGGACTTGCTATTTTGCTTAAGAGCTTCGAATGAGTTAGACATATATAATCTCCGATGTGTTGCGATGTATAATATTACGATGTATTAAGTATTATATCAAGAAAATTTATTTCTTAATATAGCACAGTATTTAGCTTTATCATATTCTAAGAATGGATGAAGCTTCTTACAGTTAAGAGCTATTTGAGGCCACAGAACTGGATCAGTTATTTGCTTGTTCCACTTGCTAAAAAAACGCACACAGTCTTGAATAATAATAAAAGTCTCTCTAGCAATTTTTTTACGAACTAGCAAATTTAATAAATGAGGATATCCACCTTCTGGCACCTCAAAATTCTTATCAAAATCTTCTAGTAAATTGTCAATATCAGTCTCAAAGGTATAAGTTAATGATTGCTTTCTTCTAAGAAACTCATTATAGGCCATGTCCTTATCTTTACTGAACAGATCTCCAACCCATATTTTTTTACCTTCAGCGAAATTTGCGACGAGAAAAGTGATGGGGTCTGGATGTTTTGAAAGCTTATAGAACATATATTTGTCTTTGCGGGTTTCAAATGTATGTTCGTCAGCACGGACTTTCCCGTTATACTTGAAGTAGTCGTAGCTTTCTGTAGTGAAGTGCATAGAGATGGCATTGTATAACTTATATGCTTCGAATGGTGTCATTGTTAAATTTTTTCATTACCTCTGGAGTAATTCTACCCATCTCTAAGCCTACTACATCCGGTTTAAGATGTATAGAGATGTCTCCTACGACTGCTATTCTTCTGCCTGTAAAAGGCTCATTAGAATAAGGATTAGCTAATGTGCCATGAGTAAGGTTACCGGGGAAAGCAACTAGCATACCTTCTTCTGGTATCAAATGGTATGTGTTAAAATTAGCTGTGTTATATTCTCTTATGAGAGTTTTTTCAGAATCTCTGCCATCATCAAATGCACCAGGAAAGATATCGTTAGGTTTATGAATATTTTTAAAACTTATCACATCTGAGTTATCTGGAACATCGAGATAGTAAACATACGAAATATCTGCAGAAGTATGGTTATGATATCTCATATGAAGATCTTTATTATCTATAATAGATAGCCAAGTCTTAGTAAAATAGATATCTAAGAGATGTTCTTTTAACCCTAGCGCATAAAGATACTGTCTTATGTTAGATGATATACTTTCAAAAAAATCATTTAGTTCTGGTATTAAATGAATATCAATCTGACCAATAATCTCACCGGTAAGAGTATCTTCGTCGCTCTTGAAGATATATTTCTGCAATTTATCTCTAAGTATTATATTATGTTGTTTAAAATCAGTCAATATATTTTTATATACTGCTGTAGGAAACATATAAAATAATTGAGGTTCACTCATATTGGGAGTCTTGCAGTCTTCTTCATAAGGTTAAGATTCTCAGCTTCAATTTGTATACGAGCTTTAAGAACTGTGCTCTGTTTAACCAGAGAAGCCGCCGTTTCTACTTCAATATTATTAACTTCACAGTAATGCATTACTGCATCAAAAAAGTTTAAATTTTTATCTATTACTAACTTGTCTATTTCTTTAACAAAGTCAGCTGATGTTTTTAAATTAGATAATTTCATTTTATTCCTTTATGCAATTGGTGGAGAGATTCTGTTTCCAAGCTCTCTCCGGGCTCATGTGACTTAAGCTGCTAGAGCGTAAGCACCATATGCATTGTTGTCGTTTGCATTTACGAGTTTGCTTCAGTCTCGATCTTGTCTTTACTACACCTGTCGATCCTATTTCGCCCCCATCAAAGATACACCGACGCTCCGTTTTTCTGCCTAGTCTTGCACGGGGACTCGAACACCCTTCAGTGTATCCATGGTGGAGGCGGCGAGTACTGCCCCCGCGTCCAGAATGTCTATTCTACTAGATGTCAACAACCTTAGCTCTTTATTTATAGTATACCTATAATAAAAAATCTACTATTATCTGCCGCGGCTCTTACCAGTAAAATTCTTGGCACCTTTAACGTTAAAATTTTGTTTCATTTTCATTGAATTAAGATTAGGGTCTTTTTTAACGTTTGGAATATTTACTTTATTTACTTTATTATCTTCTAAAGGTTTTTTCATTTTAAACTCCATATTTTAATCTATATTCCTCTCTAATATCCATGAGAGGTTTAACATAATTATTTCTATAATCTTCAAAGATCTGTGGAGGTTCATCATCCACTGAAATAAGAATTACAATTCTACTAACAGGAATATTAAATCTTTCTTCGTACATAATAGCATAAGCAGATGCTTGACAAAAATAATTTAGAATATAATCTCTATTCTTAGCTTTACGAGCTGTTTTAAAGTCAATAATAGAAAGTTTACCTTTCCATTCAGCCACACAATCAACAGTACCAGCCATCTTTAAATAATCAGAATAAAGACGTTCCTCTTGTAAATGAATGTTATCAATATTGTTATCTAGTTCAGGTTTTAATTCTTTGAAGTTGGCAGCATCATTGAAAGAATATTTAGAGGGGTCGATATCATCATTATTGAGATAGTCTTCGCAGAGTTGATGAATGCGTGTACCTCGAGTAGCTGCTTGGCTGCTAATTCGATTTGCTTCTTCATCTCCGACTCTAGCTCGCCATTGATGTATTGCTTTTGCATTCATTAATCCTGTCACAGTTGTTACTGATGGATAGAGTTCACCGGTAGGTGTTTTATAGTACCTACCGGTGTCTGTATTTACTTGTTCAAGTACCTCTGTAGAATTAAGGATCTTTTGGGGGAGGTGCGTGAAGTGCTTGCGTTGGGCTAAAAGAGCTGGAAGCTCTGACTGGAATCCTTGCATTGCTTTCAATTTGTGTCTTCTTTATAATAAAGTCTTTAACAAGACCTGATCTAACAATATCTTCTTCTACAAGTTCAATACATGTAAAATATTTTTGCATTCTGTGGAGAATTTTCATAAACTGAAAGATACCAGACTTCTCATCATCCCATTTTAGATCAGTTTGTCTATAATCTCCACAGAAAATAATTTTAGAGTTATTACCTGCTCTTGTAATAATTGTACATAGTTCTTGATATGTCATATTCTGACATTCATCAACAATAATAATAGTATTATCTATTGTCATACCTCTAAGGAATGATGAGGTCTCAAAATTAATAATACCTTTTGATTTTAGGATTTCGTAGGCATCACCTCTACCATATAATTCTGTACAAATGGCTTTATAAGGGGCTTCGTATATTTTAGCTTTGTCAGCAATGGACCCTGGAAGGAATCCCATATCTCTTGATGGAACAACTGATCTAATGATCGTTACACTATTGTAGTCTCTATACTCTTCAATATCTGATAATGCAAGGAATAATGATAAAAATGATTTACCAGTACCTGGAAGACCGTGGATTAAAAGATTCTTACCGTTAATAAATTCTTTAAAAATTAACTCCTGATTCTTTGTCTTAGGATGTATAGATTTTAGTTCGAGGCTATTTTTTTGTTTTTGTTGTTCCTGACGCTTTTGTTGTTTAATTAATCTTTTTTCAGCGCGAGATAATGCTTGCATGTAGGCCTCTTGTTTGTTAAAAAGTATTAATTGTGCTCCTTTTACCGCTTGCCGATTTGATACGCTTTAGAACATCACGAAAACCCGAGTCAGGCTTATGAAGGCCTAACCTGGTTGGGTCAGCAATATTAGGAACGGTGATTTGTTGTTCTAAATGTGGGTTATTTTCAATGAACGAATCTAGATCAGACATTGGCATGCTGATTACTGATTCTTTTTTAGTATTCTTATTATAGAATGTATAATTAGCCATTAAAATGAATACCCTTGGACGCCCAGTATTTTTGAACGTCATCTTTATTTAGGGGATCCAAGCCCTTGGTACGCATTTCTTCCTCTACTAAATCTTGTAGATGAGCTTTTTCATTTAGGTTCTTTGGATTGTAATACTCATCTATAATATTAGAGAAGTTAGGGTTGCTGTTTAGCATCTGTTGCGTCATTTAATAACTCCTGAAGTTTTGGGCGCAATTTAATAAGAAGTTCGGGGTCTATATTACCGATTATCTCAACAGTGGTTCTAATACCAATCTGTCTACCTGCTAACCAGTAGTAAAACGATACAGCCATAATAAGAGCTGTGTAGCATACTGCAAAAATAAAATTTTCCATATTACTCATCATCGTAGGAGAGAAGACGATCTAAATTTTTAGATCTTAATGCATTATCATAATTACGATATTGCTTTTGATTACGGTCTCTTTTGACCTCTTTAAAGGACATATTTTCTTCGTCTATATATCCTGTTTTCTTTTTTGTAGGCTTTAGATCAAATTTGTTAAATTTGTTAGGCTTAGACATTACTGGAAAAGCTCCGGGAATACTGATCGTACTAGATCCTCTGTAATATTTTTATAAGGGCTTTTTTTATCTTTCATTGCTATTAACAGCTTAGCATCATTTGGACTAACATTTTCAAGCATAGAAATAAAAATATTCTCTCTCTTAATTTGTTTAAGATTAGGATTACCGCCTTCTACAAGTAAATAAAATCTACTCACTTCATTAAGAAGAGCTTTAGGTTCATCATACATATTAGGTTTATAAGGAGGTTCACCTTCAGGTAAAAGAAATTTTACGTTAGGGTCAAACATACCTTTGAGAATCATCTTAAGAGAATAGTGTCCGTTCTTTACAAGAGCTTCTACTCGTTCTTCTTTCTTTTTTAAATTACTAATTTCTTCCAAAGTTTTTGATATAGAATTCATTTTAAATATAGTCTCTGTCATTTAAAAATCACCAACGTTTTCCATAAGAAGTTTTAATTTATGTGTAATAAAGTAATTAAAAAGCTTACTCTTGTCTTTACCTGATTCACTTAGATATTTATTAATAACTTGCTCTTTAATTGAATTTGGAATGCAAGATAAATCTACCATCTGTTTATTACGCATAAAATTTCTATCAGCAACTCTATCTAATAAAAATACACCGTCGTTATAAATCTTATCTATCTTTTTTTGAGTGAGAGGCTTTTGTCTTTTATCGGTAACAAATGTATCATCATCAGATAATACGTTAGGTATACCATCACCTGCATCACCTTTAAGAATATGCTCAAACAAATATTTACTCGGATTAGAATGGTTAATCCACTTTTTCCTAACCGGATCATACTGCTTTACATTACCATAAGTCTGTAATTGAATATAATCTTTATCACCAGAAAGAATAAGAATCTTTACAGGACCATTAAGATCAGTTCCGTGCTCATTAACTAATGATGCAATAATATCATCTGCTTCAGCAGAATCTACTTGAATGACTCTGTAGGGAAAATTATCTTTAATTTCTGTTTTAATTTTGTTAAAGATTTCAAATACCTGAGTCCAATTAATCTCAGATGCTTCTCTATTCTTTTTACGGTTAGCTTTGTAATAAGGAAATATCTGCTTACGCCAGTAGTTCTTATCATCGCATGCAATGATAAGCTCGCCATATTCATCCCCAAACTTCTGCTTATAAGAGCGGAGTGAGTTAATCACCATATGTCTAAACAGCCCTTCTTCAATAGGGATGTTTGTATGATTACCTAATTGCATCATCAAATTAGAAATCATTACTTGACTAAAATCTAAAATAATCATAATAAAATGTTCCACATTAATCTGTACTATTAATATAATATGTATAGATTAAAAAATCAAGTATTTTCTTCTATTAATCGTTCTAATTCTTCTCTTGCTTCTCCATTAATAGTGACTACTGAGTCAGCTATATCTTGAAGTGAGTGGGAGACGTTTTTAACAGAATAAAGAAGAGATTTAATTGCTTCTTCCATAAAAACTATATTTTTAATAGCTTTTTCATCTGGATTAACAAAGATGCCATAAGAAGAAAACACTGCAAATACTGCCTCTACAGCATCATCTGCTACTTCATCACAATAATCTTTACGTATAGATTCTAAATGATCAAGTGATTCTTCTATATTGGATGGAAAAATATTTGCGTTATTTTTAGACGGAAATAGAATTACATTGTCTGTCATTTTACCTCGTAACCTTTAGAAGTACGATATTACTATTTATCCTATCTGATAAGGTGATAGGATCTGAAGTAATTTCTTCCATCAATTTACGAAGTANTATTTTACCACCAGNAAGAACTTTCTTAAGAGTCTCTTCTGTCTTTCGACCAATACGTTTACTTAGCGTGGTGTCAACATCATAACCATCAATANCAGTGCGCTTAACAGTAAGCCCTGCAGGGCCCCTAGCACGAAATACTGTGAGCTTATTATACTTAGTATCGAACGTCCAAAGTTCTTGAGCGCCAATAATCGTTGCTGGGTCAACCGATTGTAATTTATACTCATTGTATGCCTTTAAATAAGTAAAGTTCTTGAGAAGCTTTTCTGTAGTAGGAGCTTTTTTCTTTCGAGGTGCACGAGCTTTTTTAACATTGCCTGCAAAACGGCGACAATCATTAAGAAGATCACTAATAGTCTGCTGCTTTTCTAGCATTTGCTTCTTGGTGTAACGCTCATAGCCTTCTTTATCACCATTAAGCACATTAAGGTACTCATCCATAAGAGGCTGATAAAAATCAGCAATCTTATTAGCATGCATTGCAGGAATCTCGTTCTTCTGCAACCACTCATACATATTAAACTTTTCACCTTTATCGATAAGTTCTTCTATGTCACCAATAATATCTTGAACTCGTTCTTTGACACGGTCTTGAATAGACGGTTTTTGAACTGCTAATTTAGGTTTTTCTTCTTCTACAACTGCACCTGCTGCTTCGTTAATGTCGCTATTAACACGAACAAGCTTATTTGATTCTAGAACTTGACCATTATTAACTGCAATACGACACAACCATGCAGAGGTCGTAGGAAGTCGGCTATCAGGAATACGATCAATAGTTTTAATCATACCTTTATCAGACTTAAAATAGTCTTTGAGGTACTGACGAATGTCTTCTTTTTCTGCCATGACATTATACCAGTTAAAAGCTTTCAGCAGCTCAACCGTATCATAAGAAACATTTTTAGGCTCTTCACCTAGATATTTCCAATTGACCAGATAATTTTCACTCTTCGTCTTACGAGGAGCTTTCTTTTTAAGAGCTTTAGTGCTGAGGAGACTTTTAGCCATTTACCAAATTCCTTCGATTAGATTCTTGTTCTAGCATCTCTGCCGCTATAAGATAGTGTTGTTCAGATCTCAACAGTTCAGCTTTAAGCTTATAGATCTCATTAACAAGCCGTTCATTGGCAAACTTTTGACCAAGATACAGCTCATACCATTTATCTGCATCCTCTAATGCATCGCGCAATTCTTGATTCATATGTATTTCCTTATATCTAACTTATAACTTATTATAGCCTACTTCTTTTATAAGATCAACATATATATTAGAAAGGAGCTTTCGTAATGACTGTTGTGATTTCTGGAATGGGAGCAGTTTCGGCTGCAGGATTAAATGTGACTGAACTCTGGAATTGTGCTGCACAGGGCATTTCTGGAATACATACATTTTCGTATGATTGGGCACCTCATAGCCCTAATGTAATTTTTCATGGTGGTAAAGTTCAAGGGTTTAATTTTACCGATTATTTTGAAAGATCAGAACATCTTTTATACGACCCTTTTACTGCATATGCATTAGTAGCCACAAAAGAAGCAATTAAAAATTCAGAGTTAACCGAAGATGAATTATCGGGTTCTAGAACAGCTGTCATTTTTGGTACTGGTCTCGGTGGTGCTTCTACGTTTGATCTTACCTCATATAAACAGTATGCTTTAAACGAAAAGAGACTTTCACCTTTTACTGTACCTAAGATTATGCCTAATGCAGCTGCAAGTCATATTTGTATTAAGCATAAAATAAACGGGCCTAGCTATACTATTGCAACTGCATGTGCTTCTTCTACTCAGGCTATTGGACTTGGTATGAGTCTTATTAATAGCGGGATAGTAGATAGGGCAATTGTAGGAGGAGCAGAAGCTATGATATCACCAGGAGTAATGAGAACCTGGGAAGTTATGAGAGCGCTTTCTCCTACATCTATTAAACCATTTTCTAAAGATAGAGATGGTACAGCTTTAGGTGAAGGAGCTGGTATTCTTATTTTAGAAAATGAAGCTATTAATAGAGCGCGTAACGGGAAACGGATAGCTCGTATTATTGGTTATGGTACTACTACAGATGGTAAAGATATAGTCAAACCGGATTTAGATGGTGCTGCAGCTGCAATGACTGCAGCTTTGACTAACGCTAGAATTTCAAACAGCGACATCGACTATATTAATGCACACGGCACAGGAACTAAACTGAACGATGCAAACGAAATAGCAGCTATAAAAAAAGTATTTGGTTCTTATGCTGACAAACTATCCATATCTTCTACAAAACCTATAACAGGTCATGTATTAGGAGGTACAGGAGCATTAGAAGCCATTATAACAGCTAAAGCAATTCAAGAACAATTCATACCACCTACTGTTAATTATAATGAAGTAGATGAAGAATGTAATCTAGACATTACACCTAATATAGGCAAACAAAGGCAAATAAAGTATGCAATGAGCAACTCATTTGCCTTTGGAGGTATTAATGCAGTTATAGTGCTTTCTCAATAAGCTGTTCACTCTCTTCAAATGCACTATCAGCCGGATTAAGAAAAGCAAGAACTTCTTTAGTCAGTTCTAAAGCAACTTTACGTGCTTCTACTTCCCATGGTAATGCAAGATACTTTGCATGGGAATGAGGTAGTTTACCAAAGTCTTTGTTATTCCAGAAGAAAGAGTATCCTCCTCTGTATGTCTCGATAGCTAATTGCCCAAGATGATGCTGTTGAGCATGAACCAATTCATGAATCATGCTATTAATAAACCTCTTATATGGTTGTCGAGAATCAATCACTGCTGTATTAAAAGCAGAATTGTACCAACCTAGGTTTCGTTTACCTTTTGTAAACGAAACTACTACTTTGACATCATCAGAGAAATTGAGTTTAGTCTTAAGAAAAGGAAGTATCTTATTAGCTAACTCAATATACTCACGCGTCTTATTTTTCTTATCTTTACTATACCAAGCCTGTACTGTCGTAAAGACCAAGCCTTTACGATTATAACCAGAATGCATAGTCATAAATTACATGCTCCAGTAAGTTTCTTTCGAAGGGTCGCAAGCAAGAGGAGTAGAAGCAAGAATCGTAACATCCTTGCCCGTCATAAGGCTCTTAACAACCTTAGTACGAGTTTCTTCTGCATGCTGAGCTTTTGCTTTCTTAAGATGAAGCTTGGCATTACCGATCTTCAAACCTAGCTTATGGCAGAGTTCTGAAAGAATAACTTCATCGGTATCACCCTTGCGAAGGGAACCCATGATAAAATTACGAACTTCATTTCGTTTATGACGCATTTGAGGTACATGACGCATTTGAGTATCTCCATTTCTCAGCTTATAATTAATCATAGCGGTTTTAGGAAAATAATGCAACTGTTTTTTAGCTGTTGCTAAGAATTTCAGAAGCTTTTTCATAGCCTATAATAGCTTCTAGATCATCCAGAATACCATCGATAGAGAAATAACCATTTCCACAATGACGCTTCTCTACAATCGGATATACCACAAATACGTTAAGATCCTGATTCTTATCAGCTGCAAGAATCGACTGCGTAAAGCTCATTGCGTATTGATCCATAACTTCTCTCTCTGTTCTTATCATATTATTATAATCGTATACTTTTATTAAAAAATCTACTAAAAAACAACCTTGAAATCATTGAGTTTTTTCTGAAATAAAAAGTCCAATGATTTCAATGAGTTAAGAAAATCCGGAAAAATCCAATGATTTCAAGGGTGTTTTTCTGCGTTTTTATGAAAAAAACAGTGGAGTTTATATCAAATTTATACGATTATAATAATATGATGAATGGAGAGAAAGAAATGAGCAATTATTCAGATCTTACAGTAGATCAGATTCGTTCTGCTCTTGATAGCATGGAACGTAATTATAGCTTGGCTATGGATTCTGAATCTTATGGACTTGCTAATGCTTTTCTTGCTAAGATTGATCGTCTACGTGAGGAGTTGGTACGAGTAATTCGTGAACTAGATCCTCATACTACTGAAGCTGATATTCGTTTTTTTGAAGGATTCTAAAATATGAGAACAGTGTTTACTGGCCAGAAGGCCTACGTTACTAAGAAAGTACGAGACCACCAAAAACGTGGTTGGGTAATTTCAAGGTCTCATAAGCACCCTGATGGGTCTGAGACGTTTGTAATGGAATATGTTGGTAAGAAGTAAGGAGCTTAATATGAGTGCACCAGTTATGGCTTTATCTGAAGACTACTTCAGAATGCAACAGAACTATATCGATCAGTATATTGTTACTAGCCAAAATAGAAAATATATCAGCAAGCGCATTGATTTGCTTATTGCTGATGGCTGGAAACTTAAGTCTCAGAATCGTGATAAAGATGGTTTTATTCGAGCTGTTTTTGTGAAGTAATATGAAGAAACGTTTCTTTACATACATGTCAGAGATGTCTTGGATGAACTATGTGGATGCTTCAAGTCCTGTTAAGGTGACAGAAGCTCCTCTTGTCGTTTACAATCCTGGTAAATTAAATAAAATAGATGATTCAATTCCACCATCAGCCAGTGTTATGGTAATATATGGTGAAAAAAATTGGGAGGCTGTTAATGTCTACAGAAGTTAAATATGATGAAAGACATGGTGGACCTTATGATAGGGGTGCCGCTGATGCCTATTATGAGCGTCATTTTGAACCACATTACTTCGAAGGTGACTCATATGCATCTCCACGTATTCCTATAAAAATAGGAACTCCCGAATACGAGGCTTATCTAGCCGGGTACCGGGAGCAAACATCGACAAAAGATTGGGGCTAATATCAACCTTCAGTATCTAGGATTGATTCAAGGAGAGTTTGCCACTCTCCTTTTCTTTTTTCCCAATTCCAAAAGAAATCAAAATGTTGTTTTTGAAAATCTAAGTAAGGATCTGTACGTCCTTCGTTCTTTTTAATAGTTTCAATAGCGTAATTTAATGCGTGTGCAAATTGAACTGCATGCGCATTTTTATTTTCATTCCATTGATACATTACTGCAAAGTTAGAACAAGTTTCTGGAAGTGCAGCATAGTTAGGGCACACCACTAAGTTCTTTGCAGACATTGCCTCTATAACTGAAATACAGCTTGTCTCTGGCCAAATGCATGGATATCCATATATGTGACTCTTCTTAAGAGCTTCTCTAACTTCCTGGTTGGATACAGCACCATGATAGGTAATGTTAGGATGATTACGACAACGATCAAATAATAGTTGGTAAGGCTCATCTCTCTGTTCCCAACCATATACACCAAACGATGAGTAAACATCCAAATGAATGTTATCATGAGCTTTACATAGTTCTTCAAATACAGGAACTAAAATTTCTAGACCACGATGAGGTGTAGTATGGTAAATAAGTCTTACTGTACCGTCATACTCTTTGACATCAATATCAATAGGCTCGATTGCATTCTTAAGTACAGCAGACTCTGCATAAGGTACACCGCTCATAAGATTATATAATTGCATTTGCCAATCTGATACACAGATAATCTTATCAAAGCGTTCACGTAATTGAGGATCTTTAAGATGCTCTGATTCTGGATCATTAGGAAGATCATGCAGCCATAAGATCTTCTTTTTATTAGGATCTAAATTTCTTACGCGAGATAAAATAATTTGAAAATTATCTAATAAATCTTGAGGTAGATCTCTATAAAGACGCTCTTGCATCAGCTCGGAACCGCCCCGAGCATTTTTATTTAATTCATTTTTTTCCATAATAAAAAACCCATAGTATAAATTATTTAATAGAGATTTTAGGTAACTTTAACCCTGTTTTCTCGTCTTGTACACGCATTAAATATTTTGCTGCAAAAGATAAAACACTCCACGCTGCAAAACCTAAAGCAACAGATACTGCTAAAAGATTATCTGACGACATGGATATATTATAGTATTCTATCAGCACTGGTGCAAATACAATCGTTGCTATCGTACTCAACCCAGATCTTACAGAAGCATCCCAAACGTTACAAGGTTTATAAAAAGCCATGAAAGAGACTCCGCCAATAAGACCGCCTATCCCAGATAACATTTTAGCCATTAGGGGTGTTGAAATAAGATCAGACATTAGTTATTCCTATCAGTATTCAGCTACTGATTCTATTTATGAATTTCTAATATTGAATCTAAGCGGAATGATCTCCACCCGTTGTTATCTACATCCCATACAGATAGCGTATCTTCGTTTATTGACTTATCTCTATCTGTTTTCTTTTCATGTGGTATTACAATACCTTCAGCCAATGTACATCGCATAATGCGTTCTGTACCATCTTTTTTAGTAAATTTAACTTGTACTATACCACCTTGTAGCATATTTACTAGATTTGATTTAGATATGGTCTGCATGTCCACCGGATGTCTCCTCAAGATATTGTTTCAGTTGCTCAAATCCACCAATATGATTACCATTTACTTGCACAATCGGAACTGTCTTTACGCCTGGGAACGTCTCAATAATAAAATCTATACCTACATCCTCACCCACTAGGTAATAATTAAAAAGAATGCTTCTATCTTGAAGAAGTTGCTTAGCCATATTGCACCAGTTGCAATCATGTTTGCCGTAAATGTTAATCATTTGTTATCATCCTGATTCCTGTATCTTTTTCGGGTCTCTTCCAAGGACCAAAAGCTGCAGAATGCGTTCCTTCTACACGGATAAAACGCTTATTAGTTTCATTTTTGTTAGGGTTAGGAATAGTAACCATAACTTTTTTACCGGTAGCCCATACTTTAAGCTTGTTCAAGATCTTATCTAATTCAGATTTATCTTTACGAACAGCCTTAGTTAATTCTTTAGAAACGCTTGCTCTTTGACCTTTAGAGGTATATTTTGTTCTCTTCGCTACTGCCATGATTAATTAACCTTCTGCTACATCACAAACTTTTTTTTGTGTCAACGACAAACAGCATAAACATTTAAAATATACTGTGCTATGTTCTGGACGATGACCATTAGGGACAAAATCAATAAGAACCATTGATCTGTCTCCTGCACCACAAGAAGGGCAGTTGCCTACAACTACTGGTAGACTACTGCCACCTTCTGTTGCAATTTTTATTGCATTCTCACTTTGCATTCTTCTTAGCGCCGCTAGTCTTAATTTTGACTTTCTTAACATCTGCGGCTACTGTAGTTTCTGCATTTTTAACTGCTTTAGCTAACTTCTTTTCTAGAACTAGCAATGCATCTTCTGCATTCTTGGCCTTATTCCATTCAGCTTCTGATAGCTTGTGCAAACCAACACAGAAACCAGTAGGTGAACGGCCACAGCCACATTTAGCAGCTTCTTTGACTTGCTCTTCTACTTTTTTAATTTCGGTTGTAACAGTCTGAACAACTGATGCATCCGCATTATTGACTTTAATTTCAACATTAGCAACATCAGCTTTAACTGTGTCTACTACTTTCTTTTCATAAATTCCGAAAAATTCCATGATACCTTTAAGAAACATTTTTTATCTCCTGTTCAAAACCATATTTACATATGAAATAGCTGTCTATTATATCAGACGAAGGATTCCATTGTTTATCTGTTAATGATAACTTCTTTTTAATATAATATCCAGTGTTTTCTTCAAAAACATCTTGAAGTAACTGTTTATTCGCATTACCCTTACCAGTTGCAAATTTTTTAATCTGAGTAGGAGCAATGATATTGTAGTCATATTTCTGACTCCAAAGATAATGTTTTAATAAACCAGCATTCTCTGCAATATTAAAAACCATTCCTGTGGAGCCCATGGAATAACCTTCCATGTATATAATATCACCTTCCTGAAGTAAACTCATTACCCATTTAGTAATATTATAATATCTTTCTTGGTCACTATTATAGTCTTTATGAAGATCACCATGAATATTATCTATGTCAATATCAAGTTTTTTATTGCTTGTTAGATAATAAAACTTGCTTTTTGAAAACCCAAATTGCTCTGAATCACAAATACATATACACGGTGATGTTAAACTATAATCGATACCTACAATTCTCATTAATTATTTATTCATCTTCGTAGTCGTATCCATCTTCTTCATCGATGTCTTCTTCATCTTCTTCTTCAATATAATCTTCCATAATTTTATCAAATACATCATCTAAGCCTAGACTTTCTTCACCATCAGAAAATGAATCTGATGCTTCTAAAATTTTCTTGTAGATAGTAGCTCTAAGAGCATCATCTTTAATTTCTTCTAATAATACTTCAATAATGCTATCCCAGTTCATTTTTTTTCCTTCTCTGCTTAGCTTCTTTAATGATCTCTTTTCTTTGTTGAATTGGAGTTATATTCCAGTCTTGAATTTGTTGAGTAGTGCGCCCACATTTGACGCAATACTCATCTTTATTATCTAATTCACATTTTGTTGTGCAGGGCGAATTAGAAGAGCTCACATCCACCTCCAACACAAGCTGCAGATCCAATAGTATCTACATCTATATATTTGACCTCTTTCAACTCATCTTCCCATTTAATATCTGAGATAGTTTGCTGAATTTTTTCCCACTTGTGAAGTAGATAT